CGACCTCGTTGAGTCCATCCGCGTCGATATACACGCCGTCGGGAACGGTGCGGGAGATGACCTGCTGGAGCTTGAGGTGCGTAACCTGAATGAGGTCGGCGAAAGGAATCATACGCCGCGTGAGCGACTCGATGACGCCCTTGTACATGCGCGGGGCCGTAGCCACATAGTTAGGAAGCGCGTGCTGAGAAGCAGACTTGGGACGCACCATGTTCTCGGCCACCTCCCACTTGAGTAGGATGTTGGTGCCCATAACCATGATGCCCTCGTACCAGACGTCGATGGTCTTCTCCACCTTCTCGTAGTTGCCCTCCTCCATCATCTCGTCCGGAGGATTGAACTGGTCGTCCTTTTCAATTACACGAGCGCCATCGCCGTCAAGCTTCTTGCGCTTGTAGACAATCTTCTTAGTCGTCTTGTAGTTGAAGTACATCAGCGTGGCCACGTCACGATAGAACATATCGTTCTCGTAGTACTGAGCTACGTTGTAGTAATCGTACCAGCTTTGGCTGTACTTACTAATCTCCTCCAAGTCCTCGTTGGTGAGGTTGGGGTCAATCTTCATAAGCTCCGTGATGGGCAGCGTCTTAATCTCTCCCCAATAGAAGCAGTCCTTGAAGTATGGGTCCTCGGTATAGCTGTATACTATGTTAGCCGGGTCGACATACGAAAGCTGTACGCCCGCGCCGGGCAAGAACTCATGCTTAGCTACGCTGAGACCTAAGACCGTAAGGTCGTAGTCCATACGCTTGCGCAAGTCGCTGTAGTGGTTCTCTTCGAGGATGGTATTGATGGCTTCCTCCTCAGCAATCTCAATGGCAGGCTTGTAGTTGAGCTGCATATATACCTGCAACTCCTCATCGGTGCTAGGCAGGTCGTCGGGGTTCATAGTGAACGGGTCGACACCAGTCTTCTGCTGGATGATATCAAGCACAGGCTTGGCTACCATCTGCCCCTCAATCATATCTTGATACTTGCTGCGCTTGGCTTGCGACAGGGCGTCCTGAGCGTATGCCTTGACCTTGAAGACGCGCTCAGACATACCGTTGACCACGATGTCAACGAACTTAGGAAGGATGGGGACCGGGGTCCAGTCCAGATTCAAATACGAAAGGTCGCCGTCTACAGCGAGCTCGTTCTTGTACTTGGCGATGCTCTGCTCACCACGGGCATAGAGGCGCAAGCGGTTGAACTCCCGCCACTGATTGTAGAACCGGCATTGGTTGCCGTCCTTTTTGAACCACTCATACTGGATGGCTTGACCGACCATAAGTCCATACTCCTCGGTGGCTTTCTCCGCGTCAGAAACAAACTGACTAGGGAAACCCGCACCGGAGATATTGATTTTGACATCCTTCATTTAGTCCAAACGCTCACTTGTAAAGCCTCGATTGTTATATCTCGGCAAGGTAATGCTTATTGAACTCTTCTTCTGTTCAGGCGTATAGAGGTGCTTTTGGTTCGCCATAACCGCTAGTCCGCTGCTGATAGTCGCGTCGAAAGCTGTACGATTGCTAATATCAAAACGCGCCCAATCCTCTAAGGTTCTGACGAAAGGCATAGTGCCCATCTCGCCCGCATCGCGGAACGTGCCGTCCATATCTATTCCCACGTGCTTTTCAATATAGCTCTCGATAGCTGCGGCATGGGCTTGCTTGACGTCCTCAGAACTGTTAGGGATACCTCCCAACTCACGCTCGGTTTTGCTCAACTTATTGTAGTGCTTGTCCGGCCTGTTCATACAGAACCCACGGTAGCCCCTGTTCTTAAAGTGGTATAGCAACCTAGGCTTGTTGTTCTCTATCAAGATAGGCATACCATAAAAAACGCACGCCATAAGCACCTCCTCAAAGAATATCTCCGCCGTCTGCGGGCGGGCGACATACTCAAGGAAGAACTCGTTGGTTGGAGCGTCGTCCATGTGGAACTTGGTCATTCCGTGAAGAGCACCGTTAGAACCACCGCCGCCCACAGTGCCACTAATGTCGTAGGAGTCACATCCAAAAGACCCAATGTGTTCATTGCCAGCATACTTCGTTCCCCGTTTATCTATGACCCTGTTTTGCATACCCTTAGGCGGCGTCCAAGAGATGTTGAACCGCCCTCGCTTATCGGGGCTAAAGATGACCCGAGAGTCTTTGATGCCGTTCTCCCAATGGAAGGAGCCGCGCGTGAGATAGTGTTCCTTAACAAGGCTGTCAGCATAGTCTATCTGCTGATAGATTTTAGTGAGGTTGAATAGGCTCTGCTTGCTCTCGTCACGGAAGGCATGGGACTCAGTACGAGGGAACTGACGGTAGAACTCGTTGAGCGCATCGGGGTCGCTCTTCATACTCTCTACCTCCGCCTCCCAGTAGTCGATGGCGCCAGACTTAATCTTCATACCGTCGACACCGGTAACAGGCTTTTCTGGGGCGTGGAAGACAGGGTGACCGAACTCATCGATGAAGCCTTCCATATTGTACTCCATAGGGATGAACAGGCGGTACATGCCGCTCTTGGTCTGCCCGTTGGCGTTGCGCGTAGCGACGTCGGAATCTTCGTACAGCTTCTTGAAGTTGGAACCACCCTTAGCCAAGGCGTTGGATGTAGACCCCATCAGGCACTTTCCGATAATCTTACTTCCCAAGCGCAAGCACGTCTTGGTGACGCGCCAGTTGTTGAGGATGTTGTTGGGCTTGACCCACTTCCCGCTCTCGTCGTGAACGAGTAGGATTAGCTTCTCTCCGTCGTAGGAGTTGTCGTCAGTATTCTTCCAGTCGATGGTGGTGTCCAGTCCGAAAATTTCTTCGTCCTCCACATCGTACATATTCTTCTTTGTAATCTTCGAAGCAGGGATACGAAACGCCAGTTCCGTTTTCGGCTTATCCATGCCGTCCTGTATAGGTTTGAAGAAAAACGGAAGTCGGTTTGCAATGGGTACCACCTTATCCGTAAACATCTTCTTCGCATCCGAACCAGTCTTTGAAAGTATTCCTACCCTAGAGTCTTTAGCCAGCGTACCCGTGTTGACACATTCCGACGAACCCATAAACGAAAAGCCGGAACGACGAATCTTGAGGTACGTCATACCGAAGCTCCTAGAGTCAGCCTTGCACGCCTCCCAGAAGATAAAGAATATCCTGTTGGCCTCACGGAAGTCAGGGTACCCAACGTCGATGCTCGTCCACTGCAAATACATATAGTGGGCGCCCGTAACATACGTGGACTTGCCGTTGTTGACGAACCAGTGGCCGTACTCGCGGCGGTCGAACTCGCCCTCGATATAGTCCACCCAGTTGGCCTTAAATGTATTGGGCATCTCGTTCCACTGGAAGATGCTTTGGATGCGTGAGAGGGCCCGAGGGAGCTCCTGACGCACCCACTTATTGTCCTTGTCATCGATGGACTTAGGCTCCGGGGGGAGGGCGATGCGCAGGCCGTTAATATCTATGATATCGCCTATCTGTCCCGTCTTGGAGATGATGACCACATCGTATTTCTCGTTGTAGCCGTAGAGCCACGTCTTAGCGCGGTTCTTATTAGACACCACCCCCTTAGAAATGTAAGAGGAGAGTACCGTAAATAGCTTATCTGGACCGTCGTTCTGCAAAACCCACCTTGCTTTCCGTCTTAGTGGATGTCCCCGCCAATCCCAATGCCTCCTCCTCAGAGTCGATACGATTCAAAATCTCCAGCGCGTCGAAGATGGCAAGCTTCTTAGTAGCTGCCGCATTCTTTAGCCTGTCCGCCGCAAGGTCGTCGTCTTCACCGGGCTTGAGGATATCCTCCTGAGCTACCTTAATCAGTTGCTCAACAGCTATCCGCCCCGCAGAGATGATGCGCTCCTTTAGCTTGTTTGAATCTTGCATGTGATTTGATGGTCGAACATTCGGTACATCTTTTCCCCGTCTACGATGAACTCATACTCGCTGTCAGGTTTGAAGGTGACCTTATCACCAGACACAATTCCTTGGGCCTGAAGATAACGATTTGGAAATCGCATTATACCCACCAACGGCTCCTCTGTCAACGGCTTGAAGATGATAGAATCTTCAGGGGGTATAGGTTCCACAAAGCAGTACCTGTCGTGGGCGTGCCATGAGCCACCGCTGCGGTACATATAGAACTGGTCGAAATCAACTAGGAAGAGGTCGTCTTTGAGAAAACTCCTACCGCTGCGCTGGCGGCCCTTCATATCGTTGTAGTACTTGAATACGTTGTGGTGGACAAGCAGCGTGTCACCAACAGATATGGGCCCGTCGTATCCTAACGGTAACGCCACTACCTCGCCCTCGCGGTTTGCGAAGCGATGGTCTTCCTCACTCGTACTTACGATGAGGTCTCCCTTGGTATTTGCGTATCTCTCTCCCTTTACAATGAATTGCTCTACAGCCCTCAAAAGTTGATATTGTATTCCAGTGAAGTAGGCATCGCGATAAACTCTTTCCAAAGCACCACGACGTTGTCCTGCTCGATGTAAATGAGGATGCCCCCCGTCTCATCGTTGTATTTAATTAAATGCACATAGTGGGAGTTGCCGAGAACGGCCTGTCCCACTACGTAACACATGCAGTCCTTATAGTTCGGACCGATGCAAACCTTTCGAATGTCTCGCATTAGAATTCTACAATGCGATACTCTACGTTGAGCTCAATATCCCCGTCACCAGTAGAAGACGGAACAGATGCCGGAGCAAATAAAACAGGTGAGTTTTCGTCTAACGCGCCACTGACAGTTAACGACATGGCCCTAATCTGAGATGCTGGAAGTAATAGGTAATTCTCATCCAGCTCAAATTGAGGAGCACTTGAATTGCTATACAATTTCAAAGGAGCTGAAAAACTATAAACCGATGTCCCGTAGTTGTATTTCGCCGCAGCCGAAATTACCTGAATGTATTTTCCTGCTCCGGGTGCCCCCACTACAGTAACTGGGGTAGCGGCATTCAATGAAGCAGAACTAACGGTAACCTTAGCAACTCGGGTAGTAACATCGCTCCACACCACTCCGCCAGCCCCACCATTAAGCGTCGGGTCGGATACTAGCACTTGACCCAAAGTACCTGAAGAGCCATTCCCGTCCACCAAGTCCTCACTAACAGTGAGGTCTAATACGCTAATAGAAGAAGAAGAAAAAGCCCCAATGACTCCGGTGGGGGCAATAACACCACCTCCCGTAAGAGTTATGCTACCTGAATTCGCTACACCCCCGTTGTTAAGTACATACTGAAGGTCGATGGTTGGGCCATTAGACGCACCTGTGATGCGACCCTGAGCATCTACGTCGATGGTCGGGTTCGTATAGGTATCTGCGGTTACCGCTGTGTCCGCAAGGTTGATGGTACCCGTAGTGATAATTCCCCCGGCTGGAGAAGTGTCCAGACCTGTGCCGCCAATAACTTGGGTCACACTACCGCTGCCACCACTGCCAGTGCTATTGATGGTAATGGTGTTAGTAGACGCGTTGGTAATGACACTAGTGCCGTCGCCAGCAACAACGGCAATACTTCCGTCAAGAGTGTTAATAGCGGTTACCGGAGTGCCAGTAGACGCTTGCG